CTCAAATCTCTGTACGCCACAGAAAAGCTCTGCCTGCGCGACGGCGACAACAAAGAATACGACGGCTACGCCGGAATGATGTACGTCACTTCCCGCAACAAGGCCCGCCCCACTGTTGTGGACCGCAGATGCAATCCCGTGACCGAGGCCGACGGCCTGGTTTATTCCGGCTGCTATGTGAACGCCCGCATCGAACTCTGGGCGCAGGACAACGCCAACGGCAAGCGCGTCAACGCCAAATTACTCGGCATCCAGTTCGTCCGTGATGGTGATGCATTCGGTGCAGGTTCCGCTCCGGCCAAACCGACCGACTTCCCCGACCTCGGAGACGGTGACCCTGCTCCCGCTTCTGTTGGCGGGAATCCTTGGGACTAAGAATCTTTAGGACATGGCTCTACGGAGCCATGAGTTAAGGAGACTTAATATGAAAACACTCTGGGCAGACCTGGAAACATTCAGCCGCCGAGACATCAAAAACGGCCCGCATCAATACGCTGAGGACTGTTACGTTCTGCTTTTTGGCTATGCGATCGATGACGAGCCTGCGAAGGTTTGGGATCTAACAGTCACGGAAACGATGCCGGAGGATCTCCAGGCGGCGCTTGCTGATCCGGAAGTAAATACGGTTTGGCATAACGGCGCGAATTTCGACGTGCCTGTCCTGCGCAAAGCGAAAAACCTGCACGTTGACCTTCCCTTTGAACGGGTTGATGACTGCATGGTTAAGGCGTACAGCCACGGTCTTCCCGGTGCCCTGGGGACGCTGTCCGAGGTTTTCGGCCTGCCCGTTGATCAGGCAAAAGACAAGGACGGCCGCCGCTTAGTGCTGAAATTTTGCAAGCCGAACTTCCAGGGCAGGGTCGCCAGTCGAAAAACCGATCCGGAGGATTGGGCGAGATTCGTAAACTATTGCCGCCTGGACGTCGAAGCCATGCGTGTGATTTATAAAAAATTACCCTCATGGAATTGGGGCCCGCGTGACCGCGCTCAGTTCGTGATCGATCAGCGCATAAACAATCGCGGTGCTTTGATGGACGTTGAGCTTGCACATGCTGCTATCGATCTCTCCGAGCGCCTGCGCCTGGAGAATGCCGAGAAAACCCGTAAGCTCACAGGCGGCGAAGTTGAGGCCGCTACTCAGCGCGACGCCCTGCTGAAATACATTCTCTCAGAGTACAACGTCAAGCTCCCGGACCTCACACGCTCCACGATTGAGCGGCGCCTGGCGGACGAAAATATTCCGGAGCCCGTGAAGGAATTGCTCCGGGTGCGCCTCGCGTCCACTAAGACGAGCACGGCCAAATACAAAAAGCTGATCGCCTGCGTGAATTCCGACAATCGCATGCGCGGATGTCTCCAGTTCCGCGGAGCCACACGCACAGGCCGTTATGCAGGGCGCCTCATGCAGCTGCAGAACCTCCCGCGCCCGACGCTCCCGCAATACGTCATTGACGCAGGCGTCGAGGCCATCAAAGGGGGCTGGGCGGAATATCTGACCGAGCCCGGTGAGCTTATGTCCTCCTGCCTGCGCTCCTGCATTATGGCCACGCCGGGCAAGCACCTTGTCGTAGCCGACTTGTCCAATATCGAAGGTCGCATGCTCGCCTGGCTTGCTGGAGAGACCTGGAAAATTCAGGCGTTCAGAGACTTCGACCTCTATAAAGCAACCTACGGGCGAACCTTCGGTATCCGTCCGGAGGACGTTACCAAGCATCAGAGACAAATTGGCAAAGTAATGGAGCTGGCTTTGGGGTATCAGGGCGGTGTCGGTGCGTTTTTGACGTTTGCGGCCGCCTACTCGATCAACCTGGACGAGCTCGCGAAACATGTCCGGGAAAATATCTCGTACAGCTATTGGGGTCAGGCCGAAGGGTCCTATGAGTGGTACAAGGAAAAGAAGCTGACCCACGGCCTCAAAAGAGACACCTTTATCGCCTGCGAAGCCGTCAAGTTGGCCTGGCGTGATGCGCACCCGGCAATACAAAAGTTTTGGGCCGACGTCGACAAGGCCGCAGTCTCTGCACTCAAGGGCGTACCCGCTAAAGCCGGCAAGGTTTGGTTCAGTAAAAACGGATCTTGGCTCCGTATGAAGTTGCCGAGCGGCCGCTTTATCTGCTACCCCGGCGCCCGCCTGGAGGATGGCGGCGTGGGCACCGGCACCTTCTCCTACATGGGGATCAACCAATATTCCCGAAAGTGGGAAAGGCTCAAGGCATATGCGGGCCGCGCCGTGGAAAACGCAACCCAGGCAGCGGCCGCCGACATATTGATCGGCGCGATGGCTGCCATCGAACAAGCAGGATTTGAAATCGTTTTCTCCGTTCACGACGAATTTATTACAGAAGCCGCACTCGACAAGGACAACTCCGAGCTTGAGCGGCTAATGGCAACACCGCCCTCCTGGGCACCGGACCTGCCGCTGGCTGCGGCCGGATTCACTTCACTTAGATACAAGAAAGATTAACCATGTTGACAAGCACATACATTCAAGCCCAAAATACAAGTGCCGTCGAAAACGGATGGCACGGGCTTGGCGGCCCGCATTCCAAAGGCGCATTGCGCCACCCCTCGGGTGGTGTTTTTATGCGTGCTTGCATTGCTTTAATGAACGAGCGTCGCGGGACATCGAAAGATGTGCCGTTACCTTTGGAGCGGTCCGCCAACCCACGGCGCCTCGTTCACCATCTTGGCGGGTGGTATCGGGGTTTCCTAAGTATCCAAAGGAGCCTTGTAATGCAAGAAAACTCATCTATTGGTGCATCCGCGCCTGTCTTATCTATCGTCAAAAATCAAGTCACAGCGCTTTCTACCGACGTTGCTCAGTTCTTCGGAAAGCTACATCAGCATGTTATCCGAGACATCGAGAATTTGCTGTCCAAGCTACCAACTGAACGTCTAACCAATTTTGGACAGACGTTCGTAACCCGCGCCAATCCTAAGAATCCGAAAGTTAAGATTCAATCCAAAGCCTACCGCATGACTCGTGACGGTTTCACGCTTCTGGTCATGGGTTGGACCGGAGAGAAAGCGCTTCAATTCAAACTTGCCTGGCTTGATGCTTTCAACAAAATGGAAGAAGAACTCAGGGCCAAAAATACGGTTCAAGCTCTTCCTCTCTCCTCTCCACTTGGAAAGTCTATCGCGCCAGCTATCAATGCGGCTCCCATGCTCCATGGACAACTTCAATGCGTCCAATTAGCCATGAAGGATCGTTTTACCAATCAGCGTGATTTACTCCGCGCTTATTCAATCCTTCAGCACCATTTTTGCGTAACGTCGTATCGTCAAATTCCCGCAGCGAGATTTGATGAGCTCATGGACTACATCAAATCTATGGAGATGAAACCCCTCCGCGTAAAGAAATCCAATGCGTTCCTAGCAACATCAGATAACGACCTTATAAGTCGCTTCGGGATCACCATCATAAACGGGGAACCCAAAATTTATGAGCTGGGCGATGCGTGGCATTTAGTCAGGGTGGGCAGCTATGAGTGGATCAAGGCCTACTGCGAAAACCGGCTGCCTGCTAACCAAGTACCTGATTTACTCAAAGCACTTCTCCACCGCTTGAATAAAGAAACTCTCTAATAAATAAAACGAGGGGCCCTCGCCCCTCAAAGGATAAATCATGAAGATCCTAATCATCGTTTTAGCTTCGATTTTTGCCTTGGTAGCAGGCATGTTTATTACAGGCCTTCTGACCAAAATTGACAGCCTGACGTATCAAGTCCTCCAGCTTCAGGCACGAGTCCGCCGCATGGAGAAAAAAGAGGAGAACCGATAATGACGCCCGAAGGCAAAGTCGTCGCGCTGATTAAAAAACGCGTCAAGGAAGCGGGCGGTGAGGTTCGTAAATGCGCCTGGGAGAATTGCCGGGGAGCGCCCGACCTGCTTGTCATGCTTCCAGGGATCCATGCTTGGATCGAGGCGAAGACGGAAACCGGCAAGCTCGGCCCTCACCAGGCGCGCGAGCACACTCGCATGACAACCGCTGGCTGCAAGGTGTACGTGGTTTTTGGTGAGGATCAGGCGCAGGCCCTGGTGAGTCACCTGATCTCAGTCTCCCGCTCCGGAGTAGAGGAACAATATGCGTAAGTTCAATCCCTGGCCGTACCAGCAGAGAATGATCCAGTTCGCTCTGCAGCATCCCCGCTGCGGCCTCTTTGTGCCGATGGGCATGGGTAAGACAAGCGCGTCGCTTGCCATCATCGATGTGCTTAAAAACATATTCGAGGAAGGCCCGGCGCTCGTCATCGCGCCCCTGGCCGTTGCCCGGAATTCATGGCCGAGTGAAGTCCGGAAGTGGACCGACTTCTGCCACCTCAAAGTGTCGCCGATCCTCGGCAGCACTAAAGAACGTGTTAAGGCCTTGCATACGAAAGCGGACATCTATGTCATCAACTATGACAATCTGATGTGGCTCAATAACTTTTTGACCGCTAAAAATTACACGTGGCCCTTCCCGGTTGTCATCGCGGACGAATCCACGCGGCTCAAAAGTTTCCGGACGCGCCAGGGATCCAAACGCGCCAAAGCGCTCGCAAAGTTCTCAAACTTCTTCAAGCGTTTCATTGCGCTCACCGGAACTCCGTCGCCCAACGGCTTAAATGATCTTTGGGGACAGTTGTGGTTTATTGACCACGGCGAGCGCCTGGGGAAAAGTTTCACAGCTTTCCATAACCGCTGGTTTAGACCTTTGCAGGTCGGAGCCAATGCGGCCGCGGTTCAATGGGTGCCGCACGACTTCGCACAGTCGCAGATCCAGGATGCAATCTCTGACGTCTGTCTCTCGATCAAGGCGGAGGATTATTTGGATAAGCCGCAGTTCGTCAATATCGAGGTGGATTTGCCGGACGACGCCCGGCGCCTCTACGACGATATGGAAAAAGCGCTTTTTATCGAGCTCTCAAACAATAAGACGGTTGAGGCGGTCAATGCGGCCGCTAAAACGGTCAAATGCCTGCAATTGGCAAACGGAGCCGTTTACACCGACGAGCTGCACAACTGGGAAGAAGTTCATACGGCCAAACTGGATGCTCTGGCTTCGATCGTCGAGGAGGCTGCAGGTGAGCCGCTTTTAGTGGCGTACCAATTTAAAACGGACCTTGCCCGAATCCTCAAGGCCTTTCCGAAGGCTAAGGCGTTCGATAAACGCCCGGAAACCGTCGAGGCTTTTAATAACGGCGAAATTCCGATGCTCTTAGTCCATCCGGCAAGCGCCGGGCACGGATTGAGCCTCCAGGACGGATCGAGCAAATTGGTCTTTTTCAGCCAGTGGTGGAATCTCGAGGAATATCAGCAGGTCATCGAGCGTATCGGCCCGATGCGCCAAATGCAGGCCGGGCATCCGAGAGTTGTAACGGTTTACCAGATTCTCGCCCGGGACACGATCGACTACGTGGCCCTATCGAAAAAACGAGCAAAACGAGAGGTTCAGGACATGCTTCTGGACTATTTGAGAAACAAAGGAGCTTGACATGCGACACATCAAAAACCCGCTCCATCGTGCCAATGCTCAGGCGCAGCGCGAATTTAGCTTTATCGCCGACGGCCGCAAATATTTGGTCCGGCTAAATCTGGTTTACGCCTATGTGTATGAGGCAGACGTCGGGGCAACTGAATACGAGTGTTTGGGGAAAGTTTCCAACCGACTTCCGGCCGGACGTCTTAGATACCCGCGCACAACTGAAGGCGCTTCAATTTGTCTCAGGGAAGCGCTTGCCGGGAAAAGTAATCGAAAAAAGAAAGAACAGAGAATTTTGGAGGACAAGAATGGCTGACAACGTAAATCATCCGCGGCATTACGAAAAACATAAGATCGTTTTAGAACCGATCGACATCATTGAAGGCCTGCCCTTCTCAATCGCCAACGTCATTAAGTACATCATTCGGGCCCACGATAAGGACAACCTGCTGGAGGATTATCGAAAAGCGAAGTGGTATTACAACCGAGTAAATAAGACCTTTAGCCATGAAAGACTAAATTCGCTTTTGGCCCCCTTGGCGGTATTGAGATTTTCGGAGCACGAAACGCTCAGAGATTTTGGCCGACAAATTTTTAACGGCCGCGAGCCCTGGATGGCATGGACACTCATAGGCGGCGACCTTGGCCGGGCTATTTATGCGCTTCTGGACGAGAACGATACGGTTCCGGAAGAACTGAAGGAGGAATAAAAATGAAGCAAGGCAGAGACTTTGGAAAGCCTAAGCTCGACCGCCTAGATGTTATGAGGGTTTTAAATATTAGCCGGACAACTTTGTGGCGGCTGGAAAAGGCCGGAAAACTGGTGCCTCAATTCCGATTAGGGCGCTCCGTCCGATACGATTATGACTATGTGATGCGGTTTAAAATGCCCGCATAATTGACTAGCCCCGCTGATTTGGCGGGGCTTTTTCTTATTCAGGAAGTTTATATTTTTCTTTGTAGGAATCGACCATATCGGCCCAATCCTGCAGCATTTTCCGGCGCTGCTTAGCGTAGTCAGCCACGTTATAGACCGCTCGAATACCCGAGGCCACATGGGACAAGCTCGCCTCGATCCAGTCAGAGTTATAACCGTTCTCGTTCAAAATAGTGCTGCCGGTTCGCCGAAAATCGTGTAGCGTGCAGGAATCGAACTTAATCCCTGCCTGAGCCATAATTTTCCGACAGGTTTCTATGAGCCTATTCGGTGTGGAATTAGCTAGCGGTTTGCTCAAACCATATTTAGCTGGAAAAATAAAATCGCTTTTACTTGTGCTCAATGTCCGAAGGCAAACCAGTATGTCATAGGCTTGATTGCTTAAATAAACATTGTGAGGCCTTTTAGTTTTCATGCGCTCTTTTGGAATACGCCAGACCTTCTCATCCCAGTCAATTTCCTGCCAGGTTGCATGGATGACTTCCGACTTCCTCAACAAGGTATAAAGCGCCAGTTTCACGGCGCTGATGCTAAGCAAATCGCACGATGTTCGATCCATCGCGTTCAGCAAATAGCCGATTTCCTTAGGAGCCAGCGCCCTTGTTTTCGGCGCGTTTACGTGAATTGTGGAGGGAGGGACGTCCTCGGTAGGACTGCGCAGTTTCGGACCGCCATGGGTCGAGGCGTACCTAAAAACATTCTTAATCAGCATGCGACAAAGGAGCGCCGTACTTGGCGCTTTCTCTGCGACTAGCTTGTCTGCCAAGCGACGTACATCGTTGTCTGTGATTTCGGACAACTGCAATTTACTCAGCGCCGGAGCCAGGTGATTTTGAATTGCGTACTGGCGCATCTTGGCAGTCGAATCCGCGACTTTAGCGTCAGCGACATAACGCTCGAGCCAGGCCCCGAAGGTATCGTCTTTAGACTGCCGCGCCTCTGTCTGTTTTTTACGCGCGGGCGATATTCCTTGAGCTAAAAGGGAACGTGCCTGCATCAGTTCCTGACGGGCTTGTGCGAGCGTAATTTCGCCATAACTTCCGATGGTCAGAGTTTCCTGGCGATTGTTATAGCGGTAGTTAAATTTGAATGTCTTTTTACCTGTGGGATAGACGAGCAAATAAAGGCCGTCTCGGTCTGCGACTTTGTATTGTGTCTCTTTCGGCGTTAGTTGGTTGATCTTTTTATCAGTCAGCAT